GGTCCGCGGGGAGCCCAGTCCATGACGATTGTCCGAATTCCCCCGGGGAAAATGTCCCGTCCCGCTTGTGTGAGTTGGTGAATGGCCGCGAAGGTCGAATTTCTGACAAGAACGCCGCTGGCGGAGCGGCTCGGCGTCGACGTGCGCACGATCGATCGCTGGGTTGCCGACGGCATGCCGAAGCGAACGATCAGTGGCCGCGCGCAGTTCGCCTGGCACGACTGCCGGAAGTGGTGGGAAGCGAAGATTCGCGAGGACGAACGCGCCACACGTCACGCCGCCGGCGACGAAGACAAGAAAACGGAGATGGCCGAGCTCCGGCTGCGTGCGTTGCGCGCCGAGGCCGAGGAGGCAGAGCTCAACCTCGCCCATCGCCGCGGTGAACTCGTGCCGCGCGCGTTCATGCGCGACGAGTTCCGGCGAATCGCCACCGGGCTCCGGGCGCGACTCCTGGCGCTCCCACAGAGCTGGGCGGCGCGCCTCGGCGTCTGCACGTCGACGGTCGATCGACAGCTGATGCTCCAGGACGCGATCAACGAAGTGATGCCGCAGCTGCGCGATCTCGTCAAAGAGGAGGCGCCGGATCCGACCGCCGGCGCTGTCTCGTCGTGACCACACTCCTCGAGCTGCCGCGCCGGGTCGCGCCCGAAGCGATCGCGGGGTGGCACGCCGATCGGGCGGAGATCGCCGACGCGGCCTTCGCATCTCGCTCGCTCCTCACGCTTTCACAATGGGCCGACCAGAGACGGTACTTGTCCGCCGACCTCGGCGAGCCGGGCCCGTGGCGGACCGATCGCGTCGAGTACATGCGCGCGATCATGGATGCGATCACGGATCCGCGCGTCCGCGAAGTCACGATCATGAAGCCGACGCGCATCGGCGCGACGCAAGCGGTGGTGCTCAACACCATCGGCTACTGCGTCGACCAGGAGCCGTCGCCGATTATCGTCGCGCTGCCGACCAAAGAGGATGCGACGAAGTTCTCGACGCAGCTCCTGCAGCCGATGTTCGACGACACGCCGTGCCTCGCCGGCAAGCTCGAGGCAGTGCAGGCGAAGCGGCGACGAAACACGATGACGGAGAAGATCTTCCCCGGCGGCGCGGTGCAGATCCTCGGCGTGAAGAGCCCGCGCGCGCTGCGCATGGTGCACGGTCGATACATCCTGATGTCGGAGATCGACGCGTGGGTCTTCTCGGCCGGTTCGGAGGGAGCGCCCGACAAGCTGCTGATGAAGCGCGCCGGCTCATATGGCAACCCGAAGTTCGTGCGCGAGTCGTCGCCGCTGATCACCGAGACGTCGCGCATCGAGCCGGCGTTCGAGGCGGGCACCAAGGAATTCTTCTTCGTGCCGTGTCCGCACTGCCGGGAATATCAGATCCTGGAATGGGGCGGGCGCGATGTTCACTATGGCGTAAAGTGGGACCGCGGGAAGCCGGAAACGGCGCACTACGTCTGCAAGCCGAACGGGTGCGTGATCGAGGAGGCGCTGAAGTATCGCGCCGTGCAGCGCGGCGAATGGGAAAAAACGCACCCTGATCGGGTTGATCACCGATCGTTCAAGTTGAACTCCTTCGTCTCGCCGTTCGACGGCGCGCGCTGGCCGGTGCTGGTGAAGGAGTGGCTCGAAACGAAGCGCAAGCCGGAGCTGCTCCAGGTCTTCGTCAACACGGTCCTCGGCGAGACGTACCACGAGAAAGGGGAGCGCGTCGACGCGCACGTGCTGTCGAAGCGCCAGGAGGCATACGCCGCGCAGGTACCGGCGGGAGTGGGGAAGCTCGTGGTCGTCACCGACGTCCAAGATGATCGCCTCGAGCGGCTCGTCGTCGGATTCGGCGAAGGCGAGGAGCTCTGGCCGATCGAGCACGAGATCATCCCTGGGGACCCAGGCATACCCATGGGTAACGAGGGGTCGCCCTGGGACGTGCTCGCGGGAATGTTCGATCGCACGTATCGCCACGAGTCGGGCGTCGACCTCGCGCCGTCGATCACTGGGATCGATCTCGGCGGCCACCACACGAAGAACGTTTACGCGTTCGCGCGCAGATACCTATCGCGGCGCGTGTACGCGCTGCAGGGCAGCAACCTCGGCGCCGGCGTTCCGTTGGTTTCGAAGCAGAGATACAGCAATACCGGGAAGGCTTTCTTCTTTTCCGTCGGTGTCTTCACGGCAAAAGAGGCGCTGATGGCGCGTCTCAAGAAGCTCGTGGAGCCGGGCCCGGGCTTCATCCATCTTCCCGATTGGATGGATCGCGAGCTGCTTGAGCAGCTCACCGCCGAGGAACTCGTCACGTTCCTCGAGGGCGGCCGCCCGAAGCGCGAATGGCGGAAGACGCGTGAACGAAATGAATTCCTCGATCTCACCGTCTACGCGTTCTGCATGCTCCACGCGCTCGGTGTGGGTGTGGTGAATTCGCTTGGCGACGCCGCGAAGGACCATCTCGCAACCGCAGCTGCGCGCAAGGCGAAAGAAACCGCAACGCCGCCGACGGATCCGGACGCGGTACCCGCATCCCCGAAAGACGAAACGCCTGCCGAGTCGGATCGCGCCACGAACGGACTGCGCGAAGCGCGCGCCGGCCGGTGGATGCGCTCGCGATGATGGCCACGTCGATGCTCGGCGCGGTGAGGCTCCTCGAACGGCAGATCCTGACCCTGCGCCGGGCCGGTGCTGATCCCCGATTGCGCGGTGCGCCGTTGCCCGTCTTCCTCCTGCTCAATCACGAGCTCGACGATGTCGAATTCCGTCCGGTCAAGGTTGTCGCGATCGCGGCGGAATTGCGCATGAAGGCGCGCGTGGCGGCCAAGGCGCTTCGCCGACTGACAGAAGCCGGCTACCTGGAGGCTGGTCCCAACGTCGGCCGCGTGGGGACGTATCGGCTCCGTTGGCACCCTGCCAACGACGCAATAGGCCCCAAAAGACACCAATAGTTCAGACCGTCGGTCGCCGCGGCCTTACTCTCTGGGGCGTGACGGCAACGATTCAGCACAGCGAGCCCACGCAGTTCGTCGCCGGCGACTCTCTCGTCTGGACGCGAACGCTATCGAGGTACCCGCCGTCGGACGGCTGGTCGCTGCACTATCGCATCGTCGGGCCTTACGAGCTCGCGAGTGATCCGGTGGTGGCGGTGGTCGATGGTGCATTCCAGGCGACGCTTGCCGCGTCGGCGACCGCGGCTGAGGATTTCATTCCCGGATCCTATCGGCTGCTCGGCTGGGTCGACGGCGTGGCGAGCGAGCGGCACGTCATCCTCGACACGTTCGTCGAGATCCTCCCGAATGTCGCCGTCGTGACGTTCGCGTCGCTGCAGACGCACGAAGAGCGCGTCGTCGCCGCGTGTGAGGCGGCGGTCGAAGGGCGACTCGGCACGGACGTCGCGCGGTACGGGCGCGAGGGCGCGTTCATCGAGAAGCTGCCGATCGAGGAAGTGCGGCGCACGCTCGGGATCTACAAAGCGAAGCTCTGGCGGATTCAGAACCCGGGCAAGCTGATGCCGGTGCACGGCATCCGGTTCGGCGCCGTGAGCTCGTCGAACGACGCCGAGCGTCTCGCGTGGCCGGGGCTCGACCAGTGAGTTCGGTGCCGGAGATTCGCGTGCGCCTCGATGTGCGCCACCTCATGCGGGCGCTGGCCGCGCTGCGGATTACGGTCTCGGTTGTCGGGTCGCTTCGCGCAGTTGCGCCGGAAATTCTGACGGCGACCGCATTCATCGCTGGCTGGCTGCTCATTACGAAAGGCGTCGCGGATCTCACGCGGCGCGAAGCGTGGTTCATCTCGATCGGCCTCCTGCTGCTGTCGTTGTGCGGTTGGTCGTTGATCCGCACGATCGTGACGCGCGGCCTGTATCTGCTCAGCGTCAAACGGCGAGACAGCGAATGATCACCGCGCTTCGGCGAGCGGCCGCGGAAACATCGCGCGGACTCACGGTGCATCGCCGGCGTGCCGGCTCGTGGGACGCGGGCTCCAGCGACCGCCTCTATGCCGACTGGTCGGCGTGGACGGTCTCG